TGTTAAGCTCAAATTCAGCTTTATCTATTTGAGCGTTTTTAAGCTTTTTGTTGAGTTTAAAAGCTTCTTTTTCTTTTTCAAGTTTCTTATTTGCAAGAGAAAGACTCAGGAGCGTATCGGTTGTGTTCTTTATGCCCCTCGCAATCCCTCTGCCCTTGTATAAACTCATAAATGATACCTCCTGTTAAAAACCGAAAGTCATAGCTCCAGTAAAATAATCATCAAACAATCTGTCCCCGTATCCGCCAGAACTGTCTTTAGCGTAATCGAACGCATTATAAAAACTTCCGGAAGCGGAACCTAATCCGCCGCCACCACCTAAAAATCCGCTCATTCCCCCGGTCATACCCATCCCCACAAGCGAACCTATTCCACTGATACCTGCTTCCAAAAGATCTGACCATAACTCGCCTTCTGTGGCTTTTTTACGTTCCGCCCGGTCTTTTTCGGATTCTTCCATCATGAATTGTAGCTTTGATTTGTCCATTTCATAACGGTTACGCTGGTTTTGGTTATCTAATCCCGCGGTCCTTACCCCACCGATGGTATTAAGACCTGTACCTAATAACCATTTCTGGTTATTCATAGTATTCAGATAATCGTCCCAACGGAGTTTTGTGGATATATCCCCGACAGACTTTGATATAGCTTCAGCGCCCGCACCCCCGCGGGACCCCCGTCTTGCCATATCTTCGGTGATCCGTTCCGTGATATCGCCTGTTATGTTGTTCAGCATGGCATCAAATTCCGCACCACCTGGCTCAAAAAGGCTTTTATACGCTTTCGGTGACTGTCCTTCTATTGCGCCTAACCCGAAATCATACAAAGTTTCCTGTGTCGGCTCATAATATTTATCCTCATAAAAGATAGGTAGATCCATCTCTCCTCCTTAAAGTTCTTCAACCGTTAAAACCCTCGCACCGTCAGTTGACCCTCTTTGCTGTGCCGTGCCGCCGGAAGCCTGCCATTGTATCTTAACCGTATGACTTCCCGCTGATAGGGTATCTATTTTCTTATCAAGAACAACCGTTCTAATCCCACCACTTGAACCGTTTGATGTGTTGGCATGATAATCCGTACCGTCAATATCAATCGTTACAATAGGATTTCCCGAATTATCATAGAATGGCGCATAAAAAGAAACTTGTATCGGTCGACCGTTGGAAACGAATCTTGCTTCCATATCATCCATATCAACATAACTGCCTGAAGAGGTCGAAATATCGTCTGTGCCTGTGACTTGTATACTGTTCGCGACATCACCGCCTTTTATATTTCCCACACAGGTTATATCCCCATCAGCATTATTGTAAAAATAACCGATTTTACGGTAATAAGTCGCCCCGGAAGGCGCGGAACTGGAAGTCGAAATACTTATTGTAAAAGTATTCGCGTCAGCATCGGCAACGGCATACACATAATATTGCTGACTTGAAGATTCCGACCCGGTATCTATATCTCCCCATCCAACCGAAGTCGCGGAAGTGTTTTGTCGAAACTTCCGTGTTGTACCCGCGGCGTTACTACATACCAATTCTCCGACGTTTACGGACAGCGTAGAGGACGAACTGTACTCAACGGTACAGTCTCGCCTGTAATTTGATAAAAGCCTGTCTACGGCCTCAAAAACAGCCTGTAATGTGGTATCCAGATCAGACGGACTTATGGACCCGGCGGGAGCAGTTTTATCCCATTCATCCGCAGCGTATCCCGCAGTACAGGTTAAAAATAACGCGATAATCGTAACAAATGCTATGAGTTTATTCATTCTTCCTCCTTAATCTACATATTCTTGTGGCTCTATTACCATTTCTATTCGTTGAACGGTATACTCGTCTGTTCCAGTATATTCAGTCTTGAACCGCCACCACTGTCCAATAGGAGCGTCTGTTGAACTGTTATACGGAAAATAATATGTGTATATCTTATGATCAGAGGTGCCTTCGTATTTGTGTCCCGCATCTTCCTCAAAAAAAGGTTCCTGGGATAAATCTATATCAAAGCTGCGGTCAATATCACCTCGCGCGTTCCAATACGATATTGTAAGAGTTCCAGTATCGCCGGTATAATGTACGATCATTTTTGCCAGATATTTATTGAGCATGGGAATACCAAAATCTGTCCATCCAGATTCCCAAACGCTTGTGAAATCACTCTCATATGTGGAACCTTGTTTAAGATAGGTCATTTTGAAAAGATATCCGTCTCGGACAGACATTTCAGGAGAGTAACTTGAGTTCGTCGTTTCGAGGTTTATTTTGAACTGGATATACTGCGCGGCGGTTTCACTTGAAAGGTCACTACCGTTCGGATCGGTATACTCTGTCCCGTAACTTCCCATGCTCGAAGAATCGTCACTACACCGTAACTGTATGGTTATATCCCCCGTAAGTCCGAGTTCTTCAGTCCAGTAAAGTTCTACCAGTGAAGAAGCGTTGATCTCGTATACCGGAGATTCCCAACTTCCATCGGTATCCGGCCTGTCTATCGTAGCGTTCGGCAAATAGGTCACGATATCGTCCAACGTGCTTATGTTCGCATCTTTGGTCTGAAGTTCGGTCAGCCAGGTGTCTATTGTACAGTCCCACCCAATAGACAGTTCCGGTGCGGTTTCAGTACCTGTTATCGCCACGTCATCGGCAGTCCCGGCATCAAACTCGCTTTTGTATCGTTTCCGGAAAATATTATTGCTCCCTTCGTGGGCGTATATCGTCCCGTCAGTATCGGAAGAGCCGGAATACAGAACACCAACATCATCCCCGGCATTGAATGTGCCGAAACAGTTGACATTCTTATGGTCAAGACTGTATGCGTTACGAATTATGTCGTAAACAATGACTCTGTCGTTTTTCGTCCCACCGACTTCAGTTGACGTATATGCAAGCTGATACTCGTTTTTCCAGTAAATACCCACAACATCATCAAGCGCGGATGATGAAATATCCTCTATTTCCGGGGTTATAGCGTCTGAAATGAGTTTAGAAGCGTGTCCTGTAAACCGATATATCCCCTTACGACCGAGATAGAGTATTCCCAACGGCGAGTTTGAAACGCTATACGGCGCCGGACACCCGGTAAATGACATGGGATCTGACGCATACCAGTTCACATCATTCGTTGAATCGGTATAAAACTTCTGTATCGTGTTTTCTTTGCCGACTATAAGAATACCAAGTAAAGTTCTGATAAAGGTTATTTCATCACCGTCATCTTCTCTTATAGCTTCATAATCGGTTAAAGAAAAATAGTCAGGGTTATATTCATCGGACCAGTATAGATAAGAAGCGTTGGTGGTATTCCCGGCAACAAAAAGCCGTTCATCATGTATTATGCAAAATTTGCCTGTCGGAGGAGTTGCGTCATTACCTGCGCTCACTGTACTCCATGTCGGCGGACTATCCCCTGCTGCGGTCGTATCGTCAACATCATCTGCAAACGTGGTGGTCGAGTTGTCGCTTAATGTCCCGACAAGGTAATATGTGGTGTCAGCTTCCACGGCGGCTTTAGATGCGTTCCCGAGTGTTCTATATATATACCTGTGCGTTGTTCCGCTGGGACCCAGGGGAATATCCGTTAAAGCGATATTATGGACACTGCTTCCAGTAAGAATCGGGTTACTTTTCGCAGTAGAATACGAATAAGTGGATCCATCATAAAACGCAACCTTATATTGATACCAACTGCTCGCGTCAAGATCTGTTCCTGTATCAAGTTCCGCAAAAGGTGCGCCGAGTTCCGCGGTTAAAGCGTTCGCTGTCCTTGCACCGTCCGTGTTTGCCGTAGTCGTGGTTTTTCCGTCATATTTTATATTGTTATCATATCCGTTACACCCAATAGCAACATCCTGATACGTTACCCATGTCCACCGTTTTCCGTCGGTAAGGCTTTCTTCGATCGTTGTGAAGGTTCCGGCATTATCGTTCCCAACATACATATTGGTGGATCCTGTAGTTAAAAGTGCCTGAGTACCGGAAGAATTATAATACCGGTGCATACTTGTTATGGCTGAAGATCCACAGTCTCCATAAGATAGCATCGCATTACGATTGGCTATAGCTCCGTATGTTTTATTGAATCGTATATTCTGTGCTGTCGTGCTTTGGTTCTCTTTTATCAGCCAGGAGGACACCTGAGTGTTTAACCCGCCTTCAAAACTCAAGATCTTATACTGTGCTTTTTGTCCGGCATAAGCCGGAAAAGCTAAAAATAAACTGAGTATCAAAACACATATTTTTTTCATCTTATTTTTTTTCCCATAAA